CAGGATTCAACTTTGCTGCCCTAGCAACCAATGCAAGCACTTCCGGTGTCACTATTCCAAAACCAGGAGCAGCGGGTGCAGCGGGTGCAGCAAGTGACTTATTTTCTCCCGTCACCAATATCGGTCGATTCCGTGAACTGCAAAGCTTACCGCTTAACTCCGATATCAGTGCCCCTCTAGCAGCCTCAAAACCAGGAGCAGCGGGTGCGGCGGGATCGCCAATAGCAGCGGCAGAAGTGGCTGCTAAACGAATGGGGGATGGTCTTAGAAATGCTGCTGCTCCGGTAGCCGAAAAGCTTAATCAGGCGGCAGAGACTCTGAAAAATCTTCCTGCTCTAACTATTAACTTAGACGGCAGCGTCCAACCTGTTGAGGTTATTCTTAACGGTGGTCAGCTATTAAATGAAATCTCGCCTAAGATTACAGCCCAAGTGCTGGAACAAGTGAGCGTTCGTCTGAAGGCGATGGCTCAAAATGGTGATCCTTCGCTACAGCAGGGGAAATAAAGGAGCAATATAATGTCTAGTGGATTAGAATTTAAATATGGCAGTTATAATTTTCGGCCCCGACCGTTATTTAATTTGTCATCAGAACCTTTAAAAACTCCTGACGGTTCAGGTTATGGGATGAATCATTCTATAACTTTGAACGGCGATATCATATTGACGGGTACTCAGCTAGACAGCGGTATCCTGGGAGTGTCAGACAAAATAGAAATACTAAAGGATGCTCTGGATCATGACGGGCGACTATTGGTTATTTCTTGTAACGACAGTCCCATTCTGAGTGGCTATCCCACGGTTGCTGGATACTCGGTTAGTCCCGAAGGCGACAACATGACCTTTCGGGCTGGCTATTCAATTGATTTTAACATGCCTACCACTATCTTGGGGTCTGGTAATGATAAGTTTAATGACTCCGCACCCTTCCCCCCATTTGTAGAATCGGCATCGGAAACCTGGGATGTAGAGTTTGCTGACGAACAAACACCGTTTGACTGGACGTTGGCGGACGGCACTCAGGAAAAGTTTGGCTATAAGCTAGCCGTGACTCACAGCATTGACGTACAAGCAAGAATAGCGTATACGGGTAGTGAAGTTTCCAACACCCCCTGGAAAGATGCCCGCGACTATGCCATAGACCGCCTCGGCTTCGATGGAGAGCTTGTCACCCTTACTGGTGTTCTTGGCCTCCCAGGTGTTGACTACTTTAGCCGATACGATGTCTTTAATCATTTTCGTCAAGTATCTACAAATAAAACTGATGGCTCTATTAGTATAGTAGAAACCTTTGTAGTTACTCCTAGCGGGGCCGACAGTCTGCCCAACAATGCCCTGGAGGACTTTGAGATATCAGTAGAGCAATCTGAAGGGCTGGCCTCTGTTAGTATTGTGGGAAGTATTCAGGGGTTGGCAGAGATCACCTATACCGGAGATGGTGGTAGTCAAGAAGGCTTTTACGTCAACGCCGGTAAATTTGCTGCTGCTTCTGGTTATTATGACCAAATCAAGAGTAGACTATTTGATAGGGCTAGAACAGCATATTTGGCAGTTACCGGAGAGTGCTTTGACAGGTCGCTTAATCCTGTAGTAAAAAGTAGAAGTGTTGGAATAAATCCGATTGAGGGAACTATTTCATACGCATATGGATATGATACTACTACTAGTGGTTGTATTACAGGAGACTGCCTACTATCTCAAAATATTTCCATTGATGACACACTAGCTCAAGATGTATTCGCCTCTCAAACAGTATTAGGTAGGGCGGCTGGGCCTATCTTACAGGATATAGGAACAATCACAGCCAATACTAGAACTGTTAGTGTAGAGCTAGTAACCTTGCCTCCCACAGCATGTAACTCTGTTACTGAGATGTATAAGCCCGTACCAACTGGCCTAGTACACGACTTTATTGGAGTTATTTCTGGAGACTTAATGGCTAATTATAGTCAGGTATTTATATCTTCTCAAAGCCAGAACTGGAATTTTAGTATTGGTAGGTACACAAAAACGATGGGATTCACTTATACTAATTGTAGTTCATAAGAAGGAATAGGAGTTAGGATGGCAGTATTAGGTCAAAATCTATGTGATCCCGCTCGTATCTACGGGCCGCTCCCGCAGAATCTCTTTTGCGGTTGTAGCGTTATAAGTTTTAGTGTTCAAGCTGGCTGGAACGAACAGTCTTCCAGTATGACTATTGAGCTAGTACAAGATACTTGTGCAGGCCCAAGAACTTGGTGGGACGAAACATTAACTCGTCAAACATCCGAGAGCATGACTGACCCAGGATTCACCTTTCCTGAGCCTGGAGTTGCAGCGTACTTTAGAGTAGAAGAAAATCCTGATGGGCTTACTGAGGCTGCTAGAGGTGGCTTTGAATATGCTGGGCTAGTTGAAGGTTGGACAGAGAGAAATGATCCTAACGGATTCCCAGTTTATACGGTCAAGCTAACTGATCCTCGTGTTGTCTTAGAGAATACTCAAGTTATTGTTAATGACTATCCTGGCGGCACTTCTGGAGTATGGAACTTAATTAATGCCTATGGCTTCGTTGAGAGTTTAGGCACAACCTGTAATATATCTCCCGCTGGAGGAATCGGAGGAGTAACCCTTGATAACACTATTGGTAATCACGCCAATGATCGAGGCATGGTCTGGAACGATGTTCGGTGTGCTATTAACACTTTAACCGCTGGCCTTGACCAAGCGTTAGTATCTACTCTCCACGGAAGCTATTGCAGAGAAGCTAGAATTATTTACGTAGGGCCAGCACCCGCAGATGATGGATATGGAATTATTGAAAGAGACGGCCTCATTACCGACTCTGCATTTCAAACACTTCCCAATGCCAATCTTAATAAGTCAGAATATTTAATTGATCTAAGCGAGATTCCGTTTGCTCCTTTATACTATCGTATTTCAGGGCCAAATATTAGCCTTATGGAGATCATTAGTGAGGTTGCAGGTGATGCTGGCTTTGACTACTATATAGAATTGCTTCCTGTTATTAGCGGTGGTAAGGTACTAAAGATAATTAAGGTGCGGGCAGCAGTTAGATCACAACAGCCTGCGTTAGGAGTGCTAGACACCTTTATAGCTACACGGCGAGCAGACGAAGCAGCATCTAGCGGAGGGATTCTAACTTATACCAGGGGCGAAGAAGTACGCAACGAAGATAATTCTATCTATTTAATAGGTGGTGCGGTTAGAGATGCGGAAATAGTAGACGCTGGAGACATAGTTCCATTCTTTGGGGTAGACACCGCAGGTGATTTAGTACAAGCTCAGATTGTAGATGAAGAGTATCAGATTCGCTTAGACACTTTTCGTTTAAGTCAGACTCTAAACACCGCGTTTGCTATGCAGTACAATTGGATTACTGAAAGTGAACTACGGGCCGCTCTAATTGATATAGACTCATGGAGAGAAGTTTGCCTATTCGTAGATAATGACTTTGCCGCCCACCTCCTTGCTATTGGTCATGAAGGACGTATTAATAAAGTTGTTCTTAAAAGGATTATTGAGGGGAAGGTTCCAGAACACGCCATTGCAATTGCTAACAAGCTCGCACCGGACGCTATGGATGCCGATGACGATAAAGACTTTGAGATGATATATGAGTATGTGCGTAATTTTGCAAATGAATATTATGGCAAGCAGTGGCTAGTCAATGCTGGATCGGTGTGCGTTGTTACAGATCAAGAGTCTGATAAAAAGAAATATTCTCACAATGCTTCTACTGAGGGTTGCTGGATAGACGACAGCACCTCAACCGTATTAGGATTGACCCACGATACCTCCGCTACAGACTTCTTTCGTGACGACGCTGGAAAATATCAACCTATTATACGCTTTCCTGTTACCGCTAGCGGTCTAGGTGGCAACGCAGGTTTAAACGCTGACCCTACAAGACTTGGAGACGATACCTATATCACAGACGGAACAGCCAATATATGGATGAAGGCAGAAGTAGACGAGAGATGGGTAGCTGGCACTCCGTTGGCTCCTGCCGGTAATACAGTTTCCTTTCTCCTAAAGGGTGCTGGGGCTGTTATAGACTCTCATACTCAAGGTAATAAATTTGGGGAGGCTTTCGCAGCTTTAGATAAATTGCTGGAAGGTCAGCCTGGAGTAGATGCACCGATCAGGATAGTAGACAAGAGTGCTGTGGTGCTGGGCATGGTCGGTCGAGCCATTGCACCCGTAGGAGCCTTAGCCCCGCAAGTTAGCCATGTTCAAACTTATGGCCCTTGGGGTATAGCTGGACTACCAGGACAGGTGCGTCTAGAAACAGATGATGGTCTTGTGCCTTGGGAATATGGTAGCGACAACATCATGACGCAGGCGGCTCTAAATAAGGTCAATAGCTCTGTAACTCAAATGAGAAAAGGGGAGCGAGGGAGCGTTGCAGTAGCGGGATTTCCAAACATCCCCATTGGAGCAGAACTGTTCTCGGTGGACACGGCCAGCCCTCCTGTATCTCAGGGTAATCAAAAGTATCTAGGAACCAGATCGTATAGCACCAATGTTTGTGTTGGTACTTTGCCCACTGTTCGCGTTGCTATGAACGAATGGACCGGAGAGTTTGGGCCTAATATAACCAGCGTATCTTCCACCGTAGGGCCAAATGGTTTTACTACCGAATATCAATTCAGCACTTATACTCCTGCATTTGGTAGGTTCGCCAAAGATAATGCTGAACGCTTAAAGATTATTGGACAGTCTCGCGTAAGCACCGCCAGAAACATTAGGGCTCAGCAATTACTACGCCGTCAAGTAGCTGCTGGTAATGCCAGAGGACGCGAGCATCATGCTAATATTGGTGTAGACAAAGCACCTAAAAGCTCTCATCACGTTATGGTGGGCCGATATACCAACACCGGAACAGAGAACTCTTCTTATCGCCCCTCTGTTAATACTTCAGCTATTCGTCAGGCTCAAGCAGGCTTCCAAGACAGTGGAACCTATGGCGTTACTGCCATGATGAGTTTAGACGGTCTATTTAGACCAGCCTCTAAATCTGGAGATGGCGGCTTGACTCCTTATTTTGTCTTTAACACTGGTATGTGTACAGGCTTAGCCGATCATTCTAAGCAAGCAGATGGTCCGATTTTGGAATATGATAGGCTGTCAGTAACCCGAACATTTTTAGATGCTCTAGCTAATCCTCAACAGCCTGTCCTGTTAGAGCGTTCTCATTTAGCCGCATCGGGCCACGACATTGAAATACTGGGTAGAGGAGCTACGCCTCCTGCTAGTGGGTGGACTATTGAAGAGTCCGATGATGGTTATCAGAGTGACTATAGGTTTATGGTTCATCGTGGACCTATAATGATACAGCAATGGGGATATGACTTGTGCGGTAAGCCAGTGCCGAACAAAATTGATATTGAATCAGATGCAGAGTCTGGCAAATTTGTAGACTCGCTTTTGCTAGATAGGTTCATGGATGGGTGGTTGCAAAAACCAAAATCGTGGCCAATGGCCCCACTGGATTTGCGTCTGGATCGTGAAAGAGGAGTTTGGGTTCCACCTCAACCACCACGTATCATGCATGCCCTGCCAACCGGCGATTGTTTCTTAGTTGATTCTGGCGTCCAGCTTACAAACACCAAAGTCACATATGATGCTAGCGGTTCAACAGTAGCCGATCCTGAAGGGACACTTGCTACTCAATATCTTGCTTGGCCGTGGGCTATTGAGCCGCCGACCGGCATGGGCAAGATTCCTGCTTATTTTGATAACGTAGACTGCTCCTGGTATGCCTTTCCTGTTAATAGACTAGATGTCTCAAGTGGTATAGAAGACCCCTCTAGTAATCCATCCCCGCCCATATTTAGAGATGTTAAATTATTAGTCTTTGGATCAGGTTTTCAACTAAGCTTTGCTGATGAAGACTGTAATAATACTGTTACTATTGAGCTTACTCCTCCGTAATTTTGGAAACTAAAAATGGATGTCAAGGCTAAAATAGATGAGGTAGTAGAACACCTAGAAAAAGAAGAGGATGTTAGACTAGACAACTTCCACTTAAAAGATTCCGAAGGCTTGGGGGATACTTTACAGAAGGTGTTTGCTAGGTTTGGACTAACCGAAGAGGGCATTAAAGAGGCAACCGGCATGCGTTGGTGCGGTTGTAATAAGCGACGACAATTCCTAAATCGTATTTTCCCTTATAGGAAGAACAGCGATCCACAAAAAGAAGAAGAAAGAAAGGACGAACAATGAAAGCTATTTTAATTACTATTAGCCTTTTGCTCGTAAACGGAGTTGCAGTATCAGACGACAAGGTAGTCGCAAAGAATCCTATTGCATGCACCAAGACGGTAGCTTGTATTAATCATCCCCATACCTGTAAGCATCATAATGGTCATCGTGGTGTCCACCACAATAGACATGGTTATGGACATGGCTACGGAGGGTGGGGTAATCGCTGGGGTGGCGGCTACGGTCATCACGGAGCGTATCGCCACGCATCAACGGCAGCCGAGGGATTGTATACTGGAGTGGGCAGATATATTCAGTCCAGAGGTATCTATCTGAGTCATCTTGGCCGATTCTTTATTGATCGAGAGACTGCCCGTAGCATGAAGATTATGAACGACGCCACTAGAATTCGAGTGCGTTGGGAAATTCAAGATGAATATAAAGAACGCAACCGAAGCACTTATCTTGAAGATAGGGCTAGAGCATTGCAAAATGCCTTGCAGAGACAAGCCCTAGACGCATTCGAGAAAGACCTTCGTGCGACCGGAGCTTTGCCTCCTAAGACATCATACTTTGCTTGGAACGGTGTCCGCTATGAAAGCTGGAAAGCCTTTAAGCAAACTGATGCTTATGTTGACTTTCTCATTGAGAGGGGCCACAATTAGCCCTCTTTGCGTTTATAAATAAACCAGCCGCCATTAGGAAGAAAACCTGAGTGTTGCTCAGCGTATTCCTCTTCGTCGCTGCGTTGCTTTTGCTGCGTTTCGGACAACAGGTTCCATCGGTGCTTGGGATAGATTTCCCCGCCCTTGCCCTTAGTCTGACCGAAGATCAGCTTAGCCCGACATTGCAAGCTCTGGCAGACAATTTCTAACCAGTCATTGTCGTCGGAGTCTTGCCGACATACAAACTTTACATCTGAATTTTTGCACTTACCACATCGGTCGTGCTGAAAGATTTCCTGTACTCGGGCCATACCCTTAAAGAGATCGACCTCTCGCTCCGAGTCTACGTCGATCCAAATGGAATCTGTAATTCTAATTCTCGCTAACATTATTTGCCTCCAAACTCTTCTTGCCATTGCTCATTATAGCCTACCAAGGACTTATCAAGAGTAGACTTGCTACGTTGATACTCGGACAGTTTAGTTAAAATAAACCGACCTTCCACATTCTTCACATCCTTGATAGTCTTAGCTGACTTGGCTGTGTCTTTTACAACTCCAACCACGTTCAGGTTGTTCCTCTTACACATTTGATTAATAGCCAGCACTTGCTGATCGTTAATCGGCTCACCGCTATTATCTTCATCGGGATCATCTGTGGCAACCAACTCTTCCGCTGTGGTTACTCTAATTTTTAAAGCCCTTCTCAAAGCCTTACCTTCTGCTCTAGTACATGCAGTAGCTACGATATGCTTATTAAACGGTGCAGGGAGACTACTTCCCAAGGCATCGACGCATGCACTGACCCGCAGTTGGCCGCGACCGTCAATCCGATCAAAGACCATAGTGTGCTTAACCGTAGCCTTACCCTTGAGTGCCTCTTTCGGAACTTCAATAACGTCTGTATCAGACACTAGAATCTGCCCGAAAATCTTTTCTGCCACTCTTCGCAGACCGTCTGTGGTAGGGGCTCCGTTAATAAGCTCATGGTCAGCCAGTTGGTCTAGCACGTATTCCGCCCAATCGGGATCGGTACACTGCTTAGCATTAGGTTCTTGAACGTCTTTCAGTTCATCTTCCACTACTTCTTCGACCATATCGTTGATAGTGCTCATATTTCAAAATACCTCTCGTGTTTTGGTGGAAACTTGTCCTCTACCTTATTTAATATATCTGAAACATTAGACCAGATAGTCCGAAGGTATCTTTGAGATTCCCTCTTATTTAATCGTACTCTAATAAGTGCCATTCCAGCAGAAAGAATAAGGCCATTTTTTGCTTGATCTAGGGCTTGCCTTTTCTCCAGCTTTTCCTGCCCAAATAAAGGCTCAAAATGAATAGGCCCGTCTACCTCTATAGCCACACGACAGCTAGGTACATACAGGTCAATATGGAATCTCTCGTTCTGTAAAAGGTGCTCTTTGTGCTTATCTACCCTATATCCGTTCTGGACGAGATTATCGAATAGGAATAGCTCTACTTTAGAGCCATGCTGTGAGGCTCTCTGTATGGCCTCCTGTGACCTTTTAAAAAAATCCGCTCTCTCACTATCTGTTTTTTTATTCCACGCTTCTACGCCTATTTTTGAGCGTCTCTCGCGGTCTTCTGCTGTGAGGGTGTCCCACACCTGCCCCTGGCTCTCACTTATCTTGTTTTTGGTAGCCTGTGACTGCTTCTTCCCCTCTGTAGGGTGGGATTGACGACCTTCTGATAAGGCCACTTTTTGAGCCTCAGACTTGTCTCTAGATTTTACGCCAAGCTTATGGGCATCCCGACGCACCCTGTTTGGATACGTATCAAAGAGTTTGGCGATTTCACCCCAACTCATATTCTCATCATGATACAACTTATTGTATCTTTCAAAGCGTATCTTATTTGACTTGGCAAAAAACTGACTCATGACAGTACCTTTTGTATCTGTTTAGCATTCCAATTATACGCTACTCCAACTGTTGGCTTAAACAACTGTGCCACTTTATCGGCATGTGTGTTGCTGCGAGCTATAATGTTTATCTCATCATTATGAAAGATATGGTCTAGCTGGTTCGCTCCAAATTGTTTTAATGCACACCACTCAAAAGACCACATATAATAATATTTTTTACTAGCAGTTAAGCTGTGTGCCAATATCTGAGTATTCATCATAGAAGTGCTAATCAATATACCTGGATGATGCAATGCTTCTAACTGCTGCATGATAGCAAAGTTGTTGTTCATTGGTAGATGCTGTACAGAGCTAGCAAACAAATAGCAGTCATTACTGACCGACAATTCATTTAAAGCTTTAAACAGAAAATAGCTTTGTGGAGAATAAACAATATCGTCCGCAATAACTCCTATCATTTCAAGCTCTCCTTTTGAGCTTCGCAAATCTGCTGTGCTTCTGTAGCAGCTTCGGAATAGTTTAATTTGTTAAATATGTCTACGACACTATGGTTGTATGTGGAGTTAATAGCTAGGCTGCTCAGGTCTTCCTGTTTGCCGTTGTCTATAAAATACTGACACTTTTCCATCAATTGATTGGCCCCTCTAAATTCATACTTACCTGGAGAGTTAGCATTGAAGGTCAGGGGGCAGCAATTATGATAAGAGGCATCGTTAAGGCGATCTTTATTAAAGCCTACAAAGACTTTAGTTGAAGCAAAGGCATGTCGGTAATCCTCTACTTTTAATCGACCTAGATAATTGGGGATTGGAATAGTAATATTTCCATAAATTTTAGTTTGAAACTTATTACTCAGTGCTCGCAAAACCAGCATCTGAAATTCATCTTGCACATCGACACTGTCCGTTAGAACCAATACCTCTGCACTATACCTATTGTTTTTTTCGCCACTCACCATATCTATAACGCTGGTTTGGTAGTCGAGAAATAATGATTCATCCTTTTTCAGCCTCTCATCCATAACAATAGTCAGGTCAGGTTGAAAGGGAGATATAGTAGGTAGAAACTGCATGAACACAAACTTGATATTTGGATACTCTTGTTTGGCCAATGCTATCGAACCGTTAGTGTCGGTTGCATCATGATAAAAGATAACGTCGGGCTTATCGGATACCAGTAAGTCAAAAAGAGGCTTGCGGGTATGGTCCCAAAAGTAAGTATCTGACACAACACTCTTGACGGCCTTTGCTAGACCCTGTACTCTTATATCTTGATGTGGGGAAATAAAAATTCTCATATAATGCTTCTCACCTTTTCCAAGTCCTTATTAGTGTCTACATCAATAACTCTTGCTTTTGGATCGTGACAACCTTTTAACTTTCCCCCATTGGAGATAATATGGTTAATTGCCTCAAAGCCAAACATATTATAATTGTTAGGATTCCAGCATATCTGCTTTAACAGCCTTAGCTCTCGGCCTTTGACAAAAGAAATCTGCCCCCACTTGGTCGGCAAATCATACATCATGTTTTCTACTGCACCTCTTGCATTTACAACACAGCCTACTTCCTTATCGGCCATGATATCTTGTCCTACCAGGATAGATGAGTGGTTAAAGTCCATAGCGGAGATTGCTTGGATGTTAAAAATTAAATCACCATATATAATTAATACGTCGTTTTGACAAGCTCGTAGGCCCATGCCGATAGAGCGTACTACGTTAGTGGTGGCGTATTTTTCATTTTCTATTTTAATTAAGTTGTCAGGAGTTTGATTCATTAATTTATCTGCATCAAAGCCGCCCACTAGAATGATGTTAGCTTGCGGAATTACCCTCTTGAGAACTTTCAGTTGATTTTCTATAATAGTTAAATTAGGTTTAATCTTAATGAGAGGTTTAGGCCCATAAGATTTCATCCGTCTGCCCAGGCCAGCCGCAGGTATAATCACATCCAGTGCGGTCGCGTCGGCTATTTTTTTTATGTGTCTAACACTCATTGCTTAAACGCAGTCAGTAGCGGGTCTGGTATGTGTACAAATAGCTTACCCTGACTGGTTAGCTGCTGCATTGTCTGTAGTTTACATTGAGGGTGTGCTGGAAATAGAATAGGAAAGTTTAGGTTCATAAAAAAGGCAGCGTCGGGAATTTCCATACCGCTGAAATGGTCAATCATTTCCTGCTCTTGATACAGCATCAATAGATCGGTATAAATAAAGGTCGCCTCGGGATTCTCTTCAAAAGCCGAAACAACAATGTCTGTAACATCAGGATTGGTAATCCAGCAGTTACTATCTATGAATGCCACGATATTGTTTTTAGTAGTATCGTAAGTGGCAATCTGCTGATTATAAAAATCATGTTCTGGCAGCCCCTTGTCATTGCGGATCACGTTGTATCCGTCTGGAAACGGGTGGCTGTTGTTTACCAGATAAGTTATTTGATTAGGCTGGGACATATATCACTCGCTTTGTGGATGAAGTTGTGAGCGTTTTCTTCATACTTTTCTATTTTATCTTCTAGATTAATATTAAAAGCGTTGCCGCCGTGTTTTTTGTGGGCGGTTCTACTTACGATCATGCCGTTTAGCTTGTCCTCGGGAGTACCAATTCCAATCTGCATCATTTTAATTAAGATGGCATCGTTTAGCTCTTTGCTAAAGGCATGAGGAATATCGAAGTCGGCGTGAAACACTGCATAAAAAGGATAGGGTAGGGTAGAACTACTGTCAAATGAGAGGTCTATCAATTCCCTATTGCCCAACGTTGGATCATAAACATTTTTAAAACTAAACTGATGAAATTCTAGATCGTTCAACAGGTCAAGTAATACACTAGGCTTAGTATACTTCTCTGGTTTTTCAGCGTAGTGCAAATACTGCTTGTTGAGTACCGTTACAAAGTTAGGGGCAATTTCTTGATCGTGCCTTAGATTCTTTAGTGTACGCTTAAGCTGTGCAAAGGTATGCTCTTCCTCAAACAATACCATAGCATGATAAGGACACTTCGTAGTCATGAGTGCAATTCGCTCCCAAGAGTCTCTCGGGTATCGTTCCATGATCTCTTTGTTTCTATAGAACAAGCAGAATCTACCATCAACCAGAAAGAACTCTGTTCCATCCTTATCATATACTTCGACTAGGTCTATACCGGCGTTGCGGTAGTCGTCTAGCTTATTCAGCGAGCATCCCGTTTGCACCTTGTTCTTAAACTCGGCAAACACGCAGTTGCGACAAGCGGTGTGGATAGAGCTAACTTCTTGTTGTGGGGGTGTGTCTGTCATGGCCTCACCACTTCCACAAAATAACGACCTTCAAGAAGACCAGCAAACTTTATAGGCCATTCCCTTTTTGCAAAAAATGTTCTCAGAGTTGCCACCGCATTAAGGTTGTGGCTACGTGTTAAGAAATTGCGGGAAGCTTCCTCTAATGAAACGGAACCGTTATAAATCCTGCGGCATAAGTCCAGAGCGTCAACTCCCTCTACAACTAGAGTGCCACCCTTTCTAAGCTTGTTAGATACGGTCGTCAAGATATCCACGTTGGTGGAAAGCTCTAAAACGTCCTGTACAACAATCCTAGTAAAAAAAGAATCGGGAGCCGCCAAGAAGTCTTTTTCAGACGCCTCCTTTTGCGGGTCATTCACCTTCACAACTAATTTAATTTCCTTATTCATATTACCCTCTTGTATAGAATAGACTTATGCTATGGTTAAAAATATGGTTCCAGTCAGCTAGAAACTTCTCAGGGGAATGTCTCTCAGAGACTATGTTGAAGGCGTTTTCCACTACGCTATATTGTTTTGGAAAGGCTTTTAATTCTCTCATGATATTGGGCTGGTTTAACACCTGAAGTTCTTGTATTAAGATCACGGCCTCTTTATCAATAAACTCTTTAAAGTCTAGAGACTCAAAGGTAATCACAGGAATACGAAACATCATAGCCTCTAACATTTTTGGAGTAACGCATTTCCATAGATGCAAATAAAAGGCTGCATCGGATAGCCCCTGAGAAAAGACTCCGTTGGTAAGAGTTATCGGCAATGATCGCAGATAGTTTTGTTCTATATCACTGTCTATAGCAATCCTATTATTCTCTCTTGGATTCAACTCTCTCTGAGGGGGATTGTAGGGGGAGTGTATAGTAGTAGCAAACTTGGAGTGGGGAGAAGTCCAGCTACCCGTTACTATTTCGGAACTGCCTACCGTTATCTCTCCACCGTGAGTGTGCATTTTCTCGGGAGTCTCGACGGAGACATCGACGAAAAACGGATGTTGCAGCTTAGTGTTAAATGTTGCTATGTCAACTACTATAATGGGTACATGCCAAGCGGCGGAAAGCTTATTAGCCTTATCCCATTGAGTGAGGCGATTAAAAACAATGATTAAATCGTAGTGGCGATTACAAGCAGTTACAAAGCTGGGGCAGATAGTTAAGTTGGAAGGAGTAGCCTCTAGGCTTCTTTTCCATTGGGATTCATGTATGTCTTGTAATATATAAAAATTATGCCCCGTTTGACACAGTGTAGATATATAGTCTTCTTCGTTGTCACACATAACAACAATGTTGAGCTTGTCGCTAGCTGTCCGAGTGACTGATCTTATAGCATTTTCTATCGCAAACATAGTATTTCCTTAACGGCGGCGTTATGCCCTGTAAAAAGCCTACTCTTGAAACTTAATAGTCTTTGCATTGCTATCTCGACGCTTTCACCTTGAAGGGTGGCCTCTATCATTTTTTCCCTTAAGCTGTTCATAATCGGCTTACTCCATGTAGACTCTCCGCACCACAGGTTAGCAACCGGCCTATCAGGATAAACACAAACCTCTTCATATGTACCAACAGCAAAAGGATTGTCATCAAATAAGTTAACAGTGTCAGGAACTATTGGAATACTACCTCTAGCAATTGACCTTAACAGGTTTTGGCTAGGAATAGCATTATAAGATACGTCTATAAAAAAGTCTGCCGCATGATGCAGATAGTTTACAACTTCTAGCTTGTCACTATTAATCACCATAATATTTGGATAGTATGAACCCTGCTTATAAATACCTAGTGAGTCTTTCAACTCCTTTACCTTCGCCTGAACCTGCTCTGCATTAGGACAGGCAACAATCAGGTTAACAGCTTGGCCAATATTAAAGGTTGATAAAAATGCAGTGAGTGTCTCTAACAGTCCTGACTTGGTATCCAACGAACCTACTGTATAAAAAGAAGTTCCCGACAAATTTAAATCTAAAATGTGGCATGAAGCGGTTAGGAAAAACGGAGGGAATGGGAAGGCTGCTATTTTAGACGACTCCACCCCCGATTCTTCTAGTAGTTTTTTTTCACTCTCTGAACAAACAACAATTTGATCCATCTGGTTTAGATTATACAACCATCCGGTATTATCAATACGACCGTCTACTGCTAATACGGCTATGTTCTTTTTAAAATCTCCGTTATAATTAATGAAGGAGGGTAGCCCATGCTGAATGAGAATGTCTTTAGTTGACAACTCGCCGTTTTCATACTGCTCTATATTTTCTATGTCCTGTGCTTCGCCCTGAGATGCAAACCAGACAGGACGGAGGACTAGATTAACATCCTCTTGTGAGGATAGAAGCGTGGCAAGGGCTTTGCTGGTATATCCCCACTCGTCATTTTGTCTATACGGACCAACATAGAGAACGTCTAACATTATTTTTTAATCCTTTTATGAGCTTCAACAACAAACGCAGGGACATTCTCTTTATGTAGCCCAGTGCGGAGGGAGTCGAAGAAAAATCTATGTTGAGCTAGCCTGTTCAATTCTTCAAACGTTGATTGCTGAGTACACTTTTTAACAAACCCCAGGCCAAAGTTAGCACCAAAATTAAGATCGCGTAATACTGTAAGCATTTTATAATTAAAGGCTGAGTACTGATCTTGTACGAGGGCTACAAAAGCCCACTCCGCAAATTGAGCATGTGTCATTTTAGGCGGAATCTCGGCTGGAGGGGGAGTCATTAAGGGAGGGTGGTCCCATTTCCCCTCTAGATTCTTAGGCTCAATGCCGTCGATATAATCTTCCCAGGCTTTAGCAGCACCATCCCAAGTATATCGGTCAACACAGCCCCTTCTAGTTTCCAGACGACGCTTTTTAACGGTGTTCTTGTCTGCCGAGGCACACCTTAGAAATATTTCTTTTAATGCTTGGTTATTGGGGCCAGAGCGTTCCGCATTAGTCTCCATTTCTCTAGCCAAGACAGGTGTAATTGGATATCCCTTTACGTACCTTACCACATCTTCCATAGCACTATAATCAATGGCCGCTACTGGAACACCACAGGCGGCTGCTTCAACTTGAGGCATGCCAAACCCTTCGCATATGGCGTACTGGGCGTATAGGTCAAAGAGGTTATAAATCTGTACTAGTTCTTCTGTTGATACGCCAGCAGACACTCCAGGCAATAAAGCACCAGGAACCTTGCAGTGGTTGCATATGGTAAGTGCGTCTCGATAATGTGCTACAAAGAACTTCTTACACTGACGACACGTATAGGTGCAAAGAGCCTTTGATCCCAGGCCGTATTCGTGAATAAGGGAAGTAATGTCCCATCCGTGCTTTTCTGGATAGCTAGTATGAAGGTATAGAAAGGACTTCTCTGCTATCTCTTTAGGTGCTTCATTTACAAAGTCTTTAAAAGCCTTCATTAATTCAGGAAACATTTTTCGCTTTTGGTTTCTCATGACAGTCCCTACGATAAAACTGTCAGGGGGTAGGCCAAAGCTCTCTTTGTGTTTTTCCTTATTAAGAATCATTTGGAATACAGTAGGATCAGTGGCAGGAGATGCACAGGCTACCGGCTTTAATCTGCCGTGTGTCTGCTCTTCTAAACACCTGATACCATATTCTGAATATGCCATTAGGCCGTCGCAACGATTAAATAGTTGGTAGAGCCATTCTAGCTTTTGCGGCTCGGAGTCAATAGTAGGCATCCAAACCCAATGAAAAAACGGCAAGAGTATACTGTCTGCGATATACGCATCCATCCAGGGGTCACGATAGGTTACAACTACGTCTGGCCGAAAGTCAAGACATGCTCGTTCAAATCGTAAAGCCCCCCATTGAGCATTACGACTATCAGCATGTTCTTTTGCATATTGATCTTCTCCAGCCATCGGGCCTACGCCGTAGGTCAGCCAGTCAGTATTGTTGACGGCAGTAGGGCTACAATAACACCCTAGCTCAGCCAGCACATACTTGTCACTCTTATGCAACCGCTTTAAAATCTCTTTACCATAGACTCCAAACCCTGACGATAGGATGGAGGACTCAGTAACCACTAGAACTCTTTTTTTTCTATTATAACTCATTGGCTTCCTGAATTTTGCGTAATGCTTTATAAAAGCGGCCCTTGACTACCGAAGGAGTTTCGTCTACAATCTGACAAATCTCTCTAAACTTATATCCTTGACACCGTAGGTCTACTAGATTCTTTTCCTCGTCGGTCATGTCGCTAGGATAATATTCCCAGATGTTCTCGATAGGAGTCGTCTGAGGTGGTGTTATATCCTCGATAGAAACATGATGCTTACTATTTTTAATCTCTCGGATTATTGCCCACCTAATGGGCCTCCAAGCATAAGTAGAAATGCAACCTTGAGAGGGATTGTGTTTTTTCAGGGCTTTCCATAGTCCAATTCTGCCAGCATCTAACAAGTCCTGTCGTTCAGTTGCATTCCTTGGCTGAAACTGCTTTACAATGGATGCCACCAGAGGCATGTTGTCTTCGATTAATTGATCCATTATACATCCTTATTATACTAGACTAAGTTAATTTTTGTACACGCTTTACAAGAAAACTTCCTCTGTTCTTATCCCGATCTCCCCGCAAAAGTAAAATGTTATTTATTTTAATGTCGTTTTTATACTTATCCCAGGAGTCTGAGAATAGAGTTACGCTGTCTAAAGAACAGGTTCCATCGCTGACCTTGAGGAAGGCCATTTTTTGCCCCTTGCTCTTTCCATTCTTAATCTTCCACTCTCTAACATCGTTTATTTTTACAGCCATAGCTATTGACGACGAGGTAAATCCTTCGGCATATTCAAGGCAGGTGCAGTTAGCGTCTCCGACATCATACTCGTCGATCTCGGTACAGGTGAGTTCGATGCCTAGAAGGTCACGCTCTTGCTTAGCTTTCCACGAAGGAGAGTCTTTTAGAGCATACGGAGGATTGTCAAGTGAGGTAATGGCCCCTTTAAACAACTCAATAAATTTATCGGTATGTGCGGTACGACGCTCATTAGGTATCTTTTCGCTCAGTATCTCTTCTAGGCCACCCTTAAGTGTAACCTGCTCAGTGCTAGCTAAAAACTTATAGTCCGACTCTCTGAAGTCTCTATATAGCTCCAAGTCGTAGAGCATCTTCATCCTAGATACTTTATAACAATCAAGTGCTCCTGCTGTAATCATGGCCTGGAAAGAGTCATATTTAATATGTCTTCCTAGCTTCATTAGGAATTGATCCCAAGTGAAGGTAGACAGGTCATAGTTGTTTTCTCTAACTATATCTCTTAGCTGATAAAATACTGAGTCTCCAACCCTCTTGATATTAGCCAGTCCATAAGTGGGCTTATCATTAAGTAGCTTAAAGGTTTTATTCATATTCAAGATGCTGGGCGGCATAATCTCGATGTTCATAATCTTAGCATTATTAACCAAGTCCTGAATTTCCTCCTGCGGCCTTTGCTTACCCTTGGCATGACGCAGCCATGAAGTAAAGAAAGCGAGTGGGAAGTGGGCCTTGATTACTGCGGTTAGGTATCCGTTGTGAGCATAGCAGACGGCGTGGGATTTATTAAAAGAATACTTTTGAGACTTTTCGATCCAGCTAAAGATTTCCTTAGCATCTTCTCGTGACACCACACCGTTGGCCTCTGCCTTGTCAATGAACTCGTTCTTGATCTGTGCCATTAGCTCTACCTTCTTTTTGCCAATAGCTCGCCTCAATATCTCTGCCTCTTGCAGATTGTATCCAGCGATGTCTTTGGCAATAGCTAGGGCTTCTTCTTGATAAACAAGAATACCATAGGTACTTTCCAGTAGAGGCTCTAGTGCGGGATGCAAGTATTCTACGAGGTCTAATCCATGCTTGCGGTCGATATAGTGATCCGTGAGAGACTTACCAGCTACTACATTATCCTTAGTTCCAGGGCGGATAATGGCTGACAGGTCTGCCAACTCTTCCATGTTATTAGGTTGAGTTTTTGCGGCGTAGCTTTGACCAAGGTTTGAATCAAGCTGAAAAATACCCTTGGTATTGCCTTGACTAATCATATCCCATGTAGCGGGACAGTCAAAGCGGATTTTATCTAGATAAGGCTCAAAAATAGGATTGCCCTTATCGTTCAATTCAAATTTACAACCGCAGGGAAACTCTTTCACGTTCTATCTTCCTATACTGCGTGGCTTTTTTGTTTTGCAAACGAACCCTTAAACTTGCCAATGCTTGCTTGCTTTCTATGGAACTTCATAAATCGAACAAACATCTCGGCTTCTTCGTATACATCGGGTAGAGCAAGGTGAGCCTGACCCTGAGATGGAATCTTTAAAAAGTCTCGTAGTGTATCCATCTTTAAATCATTAGGCTCATCCAAGTTCTCAAACCACAAAAACATTAAATCCATTAAATCAATTTTGGTTACGTGTGAGAACGGCAGCTTGGCTTTATGCTTTTCCGACAAGCGGTTAGCAATTATCAAGTCATACCCTATAAGATTATACGCCACTGGGATAGGTTGCGGGAACCATTGTCCTGGTCTTTTATCCACATCGTACTTAGCACAGTAGGCACAGAACTGCTTCCATGCGGTTTTTTGAGCAACCCCTTCCTTCCACCGGTTGACAATGTCTTCATACGAGCAGCCCGCATTATCGGCATGCCACTGGATCGTTTTCTTACGATCATTGTCGAAATATTCTTCGCTATCAATTCCTGGGGGCCGCATCAGCACACTGAAAGAATGATCCCTCTTTATTTCAAGAGTGTCTGGATCAATCGGTACTGCCGCTAGCTCTACCGGATTACATTCATGGGGATTTTTCCCATCCGTTTCAAAGTCAAAGCATATAAACCATCTGCTATTCTTCATTTATGATATCCTTTTTTAAGATAGGTCGGTAGACAGAATCTCTCCAGTGTCGGGCAGAATCCCTCCATTCAAAAGAGCCGTCTTTCCAATCTTCGGCCTTTTCAATAATGCTCCAGGCTTCCTCTAAGCCCTTTATTAGATCATCTATTCTAGATGCAAACGCTTCGGCTAGGTTTGGGTCCATCGGAAGATGCTTAGTGTTAAAATCACGCCAACACTGAGCAGCTATTTCTTGCGAGACTTCTTTAAACATCCTTACATTCCCTTGAATCTTAGTCGTCCGTGGCGTCTAGTCTTCGCAATCCTCACACTCTATCAGCAGTTCATGGAACCGGATAGACCCTTCTCTATCTTTAATGTGCAGACTCACTGTTCCTGGCTGTGCTTCGATATCACGATCAAGTGAACCACACAGTTCTTCCCAAGCATCCTTAGTGACTACGATCCTTTTAAGAAAGGGGTAGCCCTGAGACAGCTTCAACATATCAATACGAAACTTTCTAATATTTTCAATCTTCATCATCTTCTCCTGCTATGATTTTAACGGCGTCACTAACTCTATCTAAGGTAGACAACCCTAGACAATCCAATTTTAATAAACTAACCTGTTCACAGTGCGGCCCTTCAAACCCTGCTAGCATATGCTTTCCGCCCTTGTCTAAGACCATAGGGCAGGAATCACTAATAGGATTAGCAGAGATTACTATACCAGCCGCATGCTTACCTGAAATAATTTTAGTTTTTTCTAAACGAATAGCCTGTTCAAAGATACGAGCCATCGGCCCCTCTAGCTTGTGACCGTTGCTTCCCAACTGAACCCAGGGCTTCAATTGATCTGCCTTATTCTCTAAGGCCCACAATATAGTAGACGAGATGCCATACTCTTGTTTAATGTCTCCCAATTCATCTGAGATTTTACTCTCGTCTACGATGTGAGAGGTAATAGAGTTCTGTTCGTCAAACGAGATGTTGCCACGAGCAGCCATAACTCGCTTTAACGAGGCTCGACCTTTCAAGGTTTGGAATGTAATGATCTGAGCCACATTCTCTTTACCATATTTATTTCTAACATATTCTATGATCTCGGGTCTAGCTTCTTTCGGAACATCAAAGTCAATGTCAGGCCACGAAATATGCCCTGGAGCATTACGTCCTAAGTTATAGAATCGTTCAAAGACTAGGTTGTAGGGAATTGGGTCTACCTGAGTGATGTTTAATAGGTATGATACCATACATCCTGCGGCAGAACCTCTACCTGGACCCGTTAAATAGCCCTGGTTTCTGGTAAACTGCAAGATGTCGTCCACTATGAGGAAATAGCTAGACAGGTTAACTCCAGTAAATACATCTAATTCGTGATTAACACGCTCTCCATATTTTGAAAAGTCCGTAGACAGTGTATTAATATGCCCCATCTTACCTTCCCATCCCTGACGACAGAGAAAGCGTAGGTAGTCGTTGGGGTCTGAGCCATCGGGACATGTAAACTTGGGAGGATTCGGCGGGGCTAAGATATTATAGTCCTCACACATATCTGCAATAACGTTTGTATTGGCTAGTTCTTCGTCTGTATGAAACTCTTGCATATCCTCTAGAGATGGGATATGGTAGTTGTCTGACTGGAAGAACGTTTGGAGGGTACGATTGGCCTTGCCCTCGCTCAGGTCACGCTGCACCTCTCCTATGGTCTTTTTAAAAGAGGTACATAGCAAGACCCTTTGATCTTCGGCGTCTTCTCGGGTGCAATAGTGAGCGTCTGGAGTGGCTACACAGGGGATGCCTGTATTCGCAGCGATGTACCTCAGTGCCTTACCCACCATACCAGCGAAGGTATTTATTTTAGAATCAATAAGTTGTATCTCGATAAAGAAGTTACCCTTGCCGAATACGACTTCTAGATTTTTAGCACAATACATGCCCTTCTTCATCCAGTCGGGGTCTAGCCTGTCTCCATCAGTAATGGCATTGGCTAGCATTGACCCTAGATGACCGCTAAAAGACACCAAATTCTTCTGACTACCGGCCTTTGCCAATAGGTCAAGGTCGATTCGGGGGCGATAATAATAGTGTTCTGGGCGATTTGCTGTTGACGATAGGCCAAGCAAGTCTTTCCAACCCTGCTCATTTTTAGCTAGCACCACCTGATGATCTAATGCTCTATTTTCCTTGCTTCTATTTAGAACGTCTTCTCTGCACACATACATTTCACAACCAAGAATGGGCTTTAACCCCTTAGTCTTCATCTTGTCAAAGAAGTCAACTGCGGCACTGACACTTCCGTGGTCCGTGATAGCACAAGCCTTAGAGCCAATCTGCTCAGTACGTTCTGCAATATCCTCACACTGGCTCAGGCCATCTAAAAGCGAGTATTCCGAATGTACGTGGAGAGGGGTATAATGCTTCATCAGTTTTCACCTTTAGGATCGTGTACTTTACCCCCACCCTCTCCATACGCACCTTGCACATGGTCGGGATGAACGTAGTTTTCCATGACCCACTCAAGACCTTTCTTGTCAATCATATAGCGAACTTGTTCGCACTTTGTCATCGTTTCTTTGTAACGGGTTACTTTGCCAGGACGCTCTTCAATCAGCGGTACTATGTGCGGGGTATCTTCAAAGGTTGTTTTGCCCGCATGACACAGCTTGGAACATTTCCATACCTGGGAGTAATCCTTCTCACGAATTGTACTCGGCTTTTCTGTATCTCGGATAGCCTCAAACCTTTTCTGAATCATTCTTTCTGTTTCTTCTAGGTCAGAGTCTTGGAAGTGGACTGTATACGCACCTCCATCATTAACAAACATGATAGTAACCAAAAAAGTTGAAACGTGCGGATACATCTGCTTGACAGCATAGTGATACAGGCGAAGCTGTGCGTCCGAGAAAAGCTTGTGCTGATCCTTAGTTTGTCCCGTTGCCCAGTCCAGGCGTCGTCCAGTTTTCCAATCTATTACTTCATAGACCCCATCGCCCATATCGGAAATTAAGTCAATTGTTCCCTTGAGCCCCAGACTACCTTTCAATCCTTGCTCTGGATAATCGTACTTGGCCCACTCATGAGGTAGTTCAAAATCGAAGAACGGTTCGGCGTCCACGACATTGAGCTTTCTTGGATCAAGCATGCCGTCGTTATATTTCAAGGTTTTCCATGTCCAGCTTACGATGTCTTTAAAGTCTCGGTCTGTCCACTTGTGATGGGCTACGCCCTTAATGTAGTCCTGATAGACCCTGGCAGCTACATCGCCCAAATATTCTGGATCATAGTTTGCCGTTTCTACCTCTCCAATATCACCATCAATAATCATAGACTCGCCTTCTTGGTGAGCCTTCTTACATAGAGCACAAATTTCCAAAACCTTGTGAACGATGCTACCCTTGTCAGCCTTTTTATTTGACGGCCCCTTATAGCCTAGACCATATTCAAATAGATACTGCATCTCACAGAACCGATGGCAATTAAATGAACTGCTACGGAAATATACAATTGGAATACTCATTTATTAATCCTCTTAGGAGGGTTCTTGTGATACAATCAACCGAGGAATGTTCTCGCACCTAAGTCGAGAAATGGCTTGGTAGATAGACGCACATTGCTCCTCTATATTCATTGAGTGGTTCTTAATGACCACATCGCACAAGTCAAAGTTAATCTGCTCGCTGGCATGGGTGTCTTTAGACTCGAAAATATCTCGGTCTAGTCCGAGGATGGTAGCACCCGCTTCTTTTAAGATACTTGTTTCATTTTCAAAGCGGACATCACATATCAATGCTACTTCTGGTTGCTCTCTTTTAATCCTACGAAGTAAGGTATCAACCCATACCGTGTCATACATCTTACGAAAGACTTCCGTTCCCATATACTGCAACACTTCACGGATGGTCATATTTCCTGGTATGTGATAGGTCATCCCAAGTTTAGCCATAGTGTCCAAATCGACAGAACCGTCGTCAGTTACTCCTGGCATATCCTCCCAAAGCAAGTGAGTTACTTCCTGCTTATCTGAATCCGTTCCATATACCTTATCCTCTTCCAGTCCCAAGACATCAATAGCAGTACGCTTGAGGGCATCGGCCAAGGCGTATATCTTACAGAATGGACCTATAGACTGGCACAGACCATCAACATTAACGTAGGGAGGTCTAAACGGAAACCAGTCCATCCCAGGAACGGTTTGCTCCAGTACATCTTGTACTTCTAGCTCGCCAGTAAGTTCATTAATTCTAATATTCCTAGAAATATTATACTGCTTCAGTTTAAGCATCATAATGAAGTTACAAGCCGTGTTTTTGCCACTTTGCTTTTTACCAGCAAATCCAATTATTTGCGTCATTTTGTACCTTCCTCCCGCCCAAATGTTTCGCGTAGAATATCTAGACGGTCTTTAGCATCAACTAGCTGATCGAGTGCTTCGTCAAGGTTCTTCTGGAAGTCTCCGGTAGAGTGGTCGCCAATTCCTACCGACTTATCTAGCAGTAGGGTCAGAGACATGAGTGCCTTTGATCTGTCGGACTTAGCCTTGTTTACTAGGTAGTCTAGTGCATGTGTTCTTGTTTCACTCATTGATAATTCTCCTTGGCCAAATCAATATATGGCTTTATATCTTCAGTAATACTGTCTATGTTTAGGTCCGCTATATCGCCCCCGTCAAAAGAGGGGAAGTATAGGCGGTACGCTTTGCTACACTTCTTAGTAATTTCTTCTGCCGCTCGTTGTCCTGCTTCGTCGTTATCCATCAAGGCTATAATGGACAATGCTCCTGACTCGTCTATTAATGCTTTCTGAGAGTCGTGTAGCACCGCTCCGAATAGCCCTACGGAATTATGTATTCCTGCCTCTTCTAGTCTCCACACATTCCCAGGAGATTCAACTAAAATAATAACTCCAGTTTTCTGGATGTGCTGCTTTGCCTTCCAGTAATTATACAAACACTTTTCCTTCTCAAAGCCTTTTGTATGCTTCCACTTTGGAAAAAAATAGCAATCTTTACTAGGATCGTGATAGGACTTACACTCATCGCATACTCCAAATATACTACGTCCTGTAAAGCCTATGATATGTTCTCCGCTAGCATCGTATACTGGAACTGTGGCTCGATTATACATGGGCTTTTTATATGTTTTACAAGTACCCACATCATAATCATCTAACACTTCAATAGAATATCCCCGCTGCAAGTAATACTGCGAAGGTATATCCACCTTACTCCTATAGAAGTCTTTGGTAACAATTCCACTAGAGGGAGTATCTTGATGGCTTAAAGTATTAATTAGCTTGCAAAACTCTTGATGGTCTTGACTATGGGTAGCTCCACTGAGCTTAGAGAATTTTAGATCGAACTTTTCTAATAGAAACTCTACGGTGGCATCGAAAGAAACAGTTCTATCGCCAGCCGATTTCCAGCCGTAGCGAAGGTGAGACAGACCGCCTCGGATCATACTCAGGAGAGACGTTCCAAAATGCCTCTCACACTCATGAGTTCGACATTTGTAGTGGACTCTATAGTCGGCGTTATAGTAAAGATTCAACGCCGAAGTATTATCGCCGCCATGAATAAAGCACGATGAAAAGATAACCTTTTCTCCACGACGAGACTCCAAGTCAAAGTATTCATATACTTGCTCGATATTATCTAATACTAGATCAGTAAGCCCGTTTAGCTTCTCTTGATCTTTGTACTTAGAATGGTACGTCTGCTTCTTGTTCTGCATAGTCATCGTCACCGGTTCCTATTCCACCGTCTAATTCATATGCGGTATAGCCCTGAATTAGTTTGGCGTACTTACCCTTCATTAGTATATTGATGTAGTCTCCATCGTCCAAGCCTTCTCCGTGGCGAGCGATTACCGGAACCAATTTTCTATTACCATTCTCTGGCCCGTCTTTTGCTATTTCTTCGTCTGACTTATGCTTATAGATAGTGAAGTTAGAACATAGCCAAATGACTCGATCAGAGCCACTGGCCGTGTCTGTCGTTTCTTTATTAATACCATCGCGGTTTAGTTGGATGAAAGTTAAAACGGGTACGTCGTAACGTAGTGCAAAATTGTGCAGGGCGGTCATCATGAACCCTAGCACCTGGAACTCTTTCATGTCTCCGCGAAGATCGGCTGAGTCCATCAGTTTTAAATAATCATAAATAATAACGCAGTCGTTTGCTTTACCCTGATCGTTTACGCCAACAGTGCGAGCAATCCAACGTCTCATAATTGAAAGCTGATCTTCAAATGGTCTGCCCCCAACATTCTTATGATAATATTCAATATCTTTATTCTCAATGCCCAATTGCTTTAAGTCGTCTGTGAACTGGCCCGTTTCAACGTCGTTAATAGTAACCTTGTTGTCGCTTTCGTAAGACAGCATGGCCATACCACGGTCTTGGTGATCCTTCTTACGCATTTCAGTATCAAGGTTGAGTACAGGAATGCCGCCTTTAGCAATCGCAATGCCGACGTTCTCGGCCATTAGGGTCTTTCCAACCTTCGGACGAGCACCAATAACGTTAACAGTACCACGCCTGAGCCCGCCGCCAATAGCAAAGTCGTATTTTGAAAAGCCAGTGGGTATTCCAATCTGGTCAACAGGGTTTGAACTAAGCTCATCTAGATACTCCTCTATGTCTTCAAATACCTTTTGGGGGGTATCGTCATTATCGTTAAGTAAACTGGTGAAGTCGAAGATGGACTCTTCGGCAATGCCTAGAATATGAGAGACGGGTTCGTCGCCTTTGATATGCAGGTATTTATCTTTAGTCTCTTCTAGCTGCTCGTACATCATTCGTGCGATTTGCAGCTTGCGTATCTTGGCGGCAAACCTACGCACGTTGTCTAGCAGGACTGGAAACTTAAAGATGGCTGAAAGGTGGTTGATTTCTTGTTTCTGATTTAAGAAATCTGATAGACCTAGCTCCTTGGCAGAAGATAGGATCGAAGCAATGTCAATCTTCCTAGTGTCGTCTTCCTGCATGAGGCGTTGGACACACGCATAAATAACATTGTTGGATTCAATAGTGAAGGTTTCACTATTTACCAAGTCTGCGACATCGTAATATGCTTCGTTTCCATACCTAGTAATTCCTGCAAGAACGGCACGTTCTGCGGCGGCGTCACTTAATATCATCCACAAGCACTCCCTGAACACGAGTTACACTTATATCTACTTGCATTAGAAACTAAGGAGCCAGACACCTGTTCTACTTCTCCGCAGGTGTGGCAACGAACCTCAACCATAGGATTAGGTCGCTTTTTAGCTCTACTGCTACGAACCTTACGGTCTGCTTTATCTGCCTCTGCTGCCTGAGCTAATTCTGCCTGTTCTGCGGGGTCTAAACTAGGATTGTCTAAAATCTCGTGAAATTTATTATCACGATCACCCGTCTCAAAGGGAAGTATACGACAGGCCCGCTGTTTTGACTTGACGGCGGTGCGATTTTCTTTACGTTTTTTACCTTTACTTTGAGGCTGGTTCGTATTACGCCTACCCTTCCCCCTTCTCCTATTGGGCTTGGGGCCACGGATTTGATGCTGATTGGGCGGTGTCTGATCTTCTACCTCATCTTCTTCTACTTCTTCTTCTAAATTTTCTGACAGTACCGACTCCAACTCTTCCAAGTCTTCGGGATTTAACTTCGATAATAGTCTAGCTATTCTTTCTTTTTTATTCATCGCATTGCCTTTGCCTTTTGTAGATTCATAAATAGATTACTGCGGCTTCTAACCGAGGTCGCCAAGTATGTAATCCTATCAGCCCGCTGTTGAGCATAGTTCTGTATTTTAAAAACACCTTTCGCATAGCTATTCTCTTTAATAGCCTGTACAAACTGACTGTCCCAAGAGCCATTATACTGGGACTCTCGACCGGAGATCATTTCTCTCAGTACATTCTTTGACCAGTTAACCCTTGCAGTCTCTCTATTAAGGGCTCTCTGCAAATGAAAAGCAAAGCTGTCTAAGATCATAGCGATCTCAGCACAGTCTTCGACAGTTAATTTCTCCATTTGCCGACGATCCATACCAAGATACGTATTGATCTCAGACCCATCGTGGTCCTCATTAAACTCAGCAAGGCCAAGTCTAGCCTCGTATTCGTTTAAAACTGTATCTAGCTGGTCGAGTCGCTGCTTTGGAGTTAGCGATTCTGTATTCGGGTTCGCCATTCTTCATCACCTTCACTATAAGGTAGTTCGATCAAAGTAATATTGTTAATCTCGCACCACTCTCTCTTATCTATATCTCTTTTCTTTTGCTGTAAAAAATGAGCAGTCGTCGAGTGATACATACTATTGTATTTATAGTGCTGGATACCGTGTGCTTCTACGGCAAGCTTAATATCGTTAATAAAGAAATCAAAATATTGAGTCGTCCCTCGTCTAACTGGGATCGGAACCTCTTCTGTTATTTGTGATGTGGGGAACAGGTCATAAAGTATACGCCGAACATCCAGGTGTAGCTTAGAGCGACTACGCTTATCCTGAGCCGCTACCACTTCGCCCTTTGGCTTCCAGTCTACTATATCCCCGTTTAGATCACGAGTTTTCATTTGTTACTCAAGTCCCGCCATCACTCTGACCTCGGCATTTAATTGGTCAAAGGCTGTTCGATCTTGCTCTAAAAAGGCAGCAGCGTTTGGTTTACCCTGATACTGGCTGCCATCGTTGAACTTAATCCAGGCTCCTGACTTTTTCAATATTCCGAAGTCGCAAGCTAGGTCGATTAGCTCCATCTCTTCCCAAATGCCACGGCCATATTTCATATAGCACTGTACCTTTTGACCAGGAGAGGTGTTCGTTGCCGTGTTTTCTACGATCCAATTAATCTTCTGCCCTATCTGATACTCTCCTTGCTTCAAGGGCTCTCTATGTGTAGCGTATAGCTTTACGTCCTGAGCATATTTTAGGGCGTTACCAGACTTCTCCACCTTCTTTTTTGCGTTGCCCATCGCACCAATGTTCGCCATGATATGCGTAATGCCTACCAGGGTTACTCGATTAATGGGGAGCACGTTAGCAAATCTACGTGTGAACTTAGCAATAAACTTTTGCATGACCGCCACTTGTGCGTCTGCTAAGTCTTCCTTTAATTCTTTTTCAGAAGCAAGGGCAGAGAAAGAGTCTATCACTCCTACAGAATTAGGAATATGATGTACCATGTTATCAAAGATGGCCAGATACTTTTCACCCGACAAGATATTACCCTTAGTCGATCCCACTATCCGCAAGTAGTCTGGGTCTAAGTCTAGGCCGTTTATGCCCTCTAGGTCACGCTTCTTGAGACGACCTTCTATATTGCCGTACATAATCTTTCTGCGTGACCCATCTGCCAGCAATACCCTCTGAGCGTTTTTGCAGAAGTGTAGTGCTACCGTTGTCTTTCCCACCTTTTCTGGCCCAGTCATAATAAACAGAGAGCCTTCAGGAACGCCACCCCCAAGAGCTATGTCGAGCTTAGGGGTTAGCGGAATAAGGGGCGGTGGGTTATCTATGATGTAGGCGGGGTCTAGTAGTACATCCCCAAATTCTTTTGCAATGTCCTTGTCAAAATCCGGTTTCTTAGTCATTCTAAATCCTTCAGCTTTGATATTACTGATTTTTTCTTATTGTTGCTATCGAAAGTTTTCTTTTCAGAAAAGTCGTATTCAACTTCTTCAGCAATCTTACGAGAAAGCTCAGCCTTTTCCACATATTCTTCAATAACTTTAACTAGCCAAGGACTACGCAACGACCATGTTTTCCATGTCCGGTTGTCACGCAGGGCTGAAATAATAGCGTGTTCGCCGTGGGCCTTCATGAGCCGATTGGCTAATACTACTTGATATTGATAGAACTTTTTCCAGTCGGGTAGCTCCCAAAACTTGAGGGGCAGTTCACCCGTTTTATCTGCTACTGCCTTTTTTTCACAGATTAATTCTGCTATATATTGAGCAGCGTGAACATACCCCTGTGGGGAATACCGAGATTGATAGCGGCTTTTGTCTGATCTTTGCTTGGCCATTAGTCGTCGTCAGAGATTTGGTGAATAACCTTTCGTAGTCTACGACTAATTTTACTCTGAGATTTACCCTTTTTGACTTCGCCTCTGGCCGATTCTGATTCAGTCATGATACTAACACCGTCATGCTGCTGACCCGCAGTCTTGCGTACAAAAAGTGACTTATTCTTGCCCTTCTCTTTAGTATCTTCAGCAACAACCTCTTCTTCTGCCTCTATACTCTTGACGTAGTTTTCTACTGTCCGAGGGCTACGGCCAATCTCATTGGCTATATCTTCAAAAGAATGGTCATCTTCCAACATGCCCACTATTGCATACTTTTCAATATTTGTTAATTTGCCTTTTGCCATTAAACTTCCCTTTCCGCATTGTTAAGCCACGCAGCATTGCGAGTACGTAAAAAATGAGTATAGTGTGTAAAAACCTTTTTGGAGCACTGCTTAAATTCCCAAGCAGGTTTGCCCGCATGACGATGTTGTTTTCTCTGCGTTCCTTCGCTGTACATTCCGATAGGATTAAATAGCTTGCCGTATTTACCCCGCTTAACATAGTACTTAATACTTGTACCGTTGTTTACTAGAATGGCATAGGCATCTACTAAGGTGAATAGGTCTACGTCTTCACCAGGAGCTTCGAGCATAGGACACTCTTCATCATTTAGAAAATCTTCTTGACCCTTGAAGGTAAAGATATCTACAGACTGCTCGCCCGTATTATCCTTTTTATTGCCTTTAATCGTGTGAAAGTGTGCCATAGTTTAGCCTTTCTTCTTACGTTTGCGTTTAGCTTGACTCTTGATGAGCGAGCTAGGTAGTTGATCCGTACTTTCCATCCGTGACATACCCTTCGGCAATTCTTTAGTACTCTTTTTGTTACGGTACTCATTAAAGCCGCGAGTCATTTCCTCGCACTTGTCTTTGCCGTACTTCTCGGTTTGCTTATCGGCATACTCACCAATGGTTGTACACTCGTGTAGTCCCTTGATATAGTTAGGTGTTACTCGATCAGATTGGTAGTCACGATAAACGTGCTTGCTATGACATGCGGGGCATTGGACACTTTTTATCTTCTTGTCGTAGGCTGATATGGCCCACACCTCGATAAACAGGGTCTGACAGTCCTCACATTCAAAACTATATTCAGGCACAATAACTCTCCTTGTTTCTTATGATACACAAATTAGATAAAATTAAAAGTGGTCAATTATCCAAACATATTGGCAGTGAACCGATCTTCCATACTCCATACTCTAATCTTAGAGATCGCATCATCAAGAGCGGCCTTGTCTGCCAAACTGGTTTCAATAAGTTCAATATCTGGACCCCAGATAACATCAATAGTCCCGCCGCCAACATTTGCACCCAAGTTAACTTTCTTTTTTGGCTTCTTTAACCACTCTTGATATATCTTTTCGTATTGCCACATTGGTCGTACATCTTGATAATGCTTAGCGTCCTCGGGAACTAATAGCCAAGCTCCGTAATTGTCCCAGGACATACCAGGGAAAAAATATTCTTCAACGTGCTGTACAAAACCGTCAGCAGCACCTAGTTCTTTCCAGTTAAACGTCTGCATCGCCTTATCCTTATTATAGTATAAAAAAAGGCAACGCTAACGATAGCATTGCCAATTTATTTTAAGGGTTCATGTTATTCCTCTAGAATATATCCCGAATAATTCAAGCAGTTTGAGCAGTAGAGCTTTGAGGCTCTTATTTCTACGCCCTCTGGCGACAGTTTCAATCTTACCGATGCATCTTCTTTAAGGTATCGGTTTGTAACTTCTACATTTGGTATGATAACTGTTACATTGTCGCCGTCGTCAAACATGCGGTTGCAGCAATCACAACGATTATGTCGTGCCATACCTCAATATATTCCCCCGTTCTGGATTGGAAGTAAACTTGTCCTCCGCTCATGAGCCCGTCTACTAGAAAAGCTCCATCCATATAATAGTAACAACATAAGGTATATACAAACAGAATAGTATTAAAAATACCGCCTTCCAGTCAGTTTGAGGCGGTTGCTTTTTCTTTCTCTTATCTAGAAACTTGGGCGAGCTATAGGGGTTTGCCCGAGACATTAGTTCGTCTGTTATTTTGGGATCGAAAACCATAGGTATATAAAAAGAGGGCCGTATTTCTACGAGCCCTCTGTATCAATTCTAATTTTTACCTTCTTCAGGTTGATACTAATCTCTAGTCCGTCGTCCGTGTTTTCTACTGATACCTGATCCCAAATAGCCGTGCCCCGATCAATCTGCTCGCGAGTGATGCCAACTTCCTCTAGGAACTTGTCTACAATCGCACTACGCAGAGAACCTGCTCTAGGGCGTGTCATGCTCGTGACCTTTCGGTGTCAGCGGTTCCGGTGTAGGCTTGGGGCGATAGACCCCACCTAGTAGAGGGAACACTTCAAGCAACTTCTCACATGCGTCAGGCAACCCTGCGTCATGACAGGCATCACACAGGTTAGTCCAGTGCCACACCAAGTCTGTTACACTGGGAGGATCATCGTCATCCACCGGCTCATTGGGCGTATTCAACGGAACGGGAGTCGGAACTACCACGTTGTGAGGCCCAAATGCTTTGCGAAGATAGTTTCGCAGCACCGGCAACACCAAGAATCCACCACCAACCAACAGCAACCATTGCATGGGAGTTAGATTTTGGAAAAAACCTAATAGAATATCCATGATAATCTGCCTCTATCTTATTTGGTTTCGCGGATCGTGTCACCCAAAATCCAAGCAACTACAATACCGCCAACAGCGATAATCTGGTCTGTGCTTAGGGTAACGCCAAACGCCTCTTGACCCACAACGGCTACCAAGCCAGCAGCGGCAACCCAAAACCTACGCGATGTCAACAGTGACTTCAACTTATCGTTCATTCAATTCTCCTTGTCTACAGCTTCAAATAATAGTTCACGATCAGAGTCAGTTAGATTGTAGACCGAACTACAAATACCCTGATTTAAATAATAAGCTTCCTTTCTATCCTTAGCGTACTTAGTAGCAGTACGCCTAATAATCCACCGCTTCAATGTGTTTAGGCTCCGTGTGGATTCAATCGCCCTCTCTCGACTATTAAACCATTTCATCATGCACTCAGCCAACCAAATCATTATTTTCATAATGGTGATGATTGTGAGGGGGTCAATAGTGTAATTTTCTTTCTCTTGTGAAAAAGAGTTACACTCATCGTACACCTTATTAGCCAACGGCAATAGTTCTGGATTTTTTACTTGAGTCGCCAACTGCGACAATTGTTTTTCATCTAGCACGACGCTCACCTTCTACCTCTAAACAAGCCCCTTCGCTTCCGACTGGAAGTGGCTGTTGGACTACTGTTATTAACGCCGTCACCCTCCGTAGC